TGCAGAAGCCAGCCTATTTGGCGCAAGAGGCACAGCAAATGGAGTTGCGATCTATCACGCCGCGAATATCGTCGATTGGCTTCCATTCAACATTCAGAAGGGTTCTGCCAATGGCTGTGGCGCTGGCTTTGCTTGCATTGGCGTGCCGAACTAACGATGGAACAGGATTTTGCTAACTTCCACCGCTATTGTGAACCAAGCGCTGGCTTTGATCGGGGACGATGTTCCGCCGGTCACTGGCGTTGCGCCGACATTCGATAACTCAACGGCCGGTAAAGCCGCGCAGCAACTCTATGGCCTCTGTGTCAATGCGGTGGGTCGCCAGTTCGGATGGGATTTTGCCCGCAACACGGTAACGCTGACACCCACAGCTAACGCGGCTCCCCTCGGATATACCACTGAATACGTCTACCCGATGTTCGGAGGCCAAGTTGCCATTCAGATTTGGCAGCTTGTGCCCTCTGTATTCCCCGACCTCAACAATCCAATTCCCGTCAACTGGACGGTTGGCAATGCCGTGGTTGCTGGGGTTCAATCCAAGGTGATCTGGTCCAGCCTCGCGAACGCTGTGGCGGTTTGCAACAACAACCCCACCGAGGCAACATGGGATGCCCTATTTCAGCAGGCTGTGGTAAGGTTGCTTGCGAGCGCGATGGCTATGGCTGTGGCCGGTAAGCCGGACGTAGCTGAATCAATGTTGCAGAGCGGTGCCGCGTTCGAAACGCTTGGTGAAACGAGGCAGGATTAAGGGGACAAAATGAGCATTCTGGAAGATGTCGTTTGGAAAGATGCAAGTCATGGGACTCGCCATGAGTTCATTACTCGCACGTCTGGAATAAACGAATTTAAAATGGGGCCGTCTGTAGTCCATAGCATTCATCTTGGCAAATATGACGATCTTGCTAGGCAAATATTCTATGGAAATAGCGAGCGTTACCCAACCGAGTTTGAAGGTCTATCACGCTTCTTTAGCACCACCGATCGGAATATAGCTCAGTGTGCCGTTAACGTATTGGATGCTGGCGGGGGCGTTGGCACGTCGATATATCTTATCGTGTGGTCGCCTGAGACTGTCTATATGGTTCGGTCGCCTGACGAAACTGGAGCGGCGATAGTGCCGAAGGACTGGCGCTATATCGTGCGCATCTGCAACATTGATACGAAAAAAGACTTTGATCTTGCTCGCGCGATGTCACACGCTGTTTATAGGCTGCCTTCAATTCAAGGCGATGAACACATAAAACTAACTCCGGTTTTCTACATGAATCCGGATAGCTGGGGAATGTACAACTCTCAGATCGGGTATATTCCGATGTTCCGTAGCATTCCTATCCGTGTCATCACTGAGATCAAGAGCCGAGAACCGGGGGTCTATTGAATGACCTCAATTATCACCTCGCCAGCGGATATGATCAATCTTGCATTGGGCCGGATTGGCTATGGCGATCGCATTGGCTCCATCTACGAAGGTTCGAAGGCTGCAAAACAGGCGATTGATATCTATTCCCAAACCCGCGACGAATTGCTGCGCGAGGGCGACTATGGATTCGCCGAGCGCAACGTGAGCATGACGCTGTTGAAACAAGCGCCGGCAGGAGGGTATTTCCCACCGAACCAATGGAATGGGATGAACAACCCTCCTCCTCCGTGGGCGTTTGAGTACCAATATCCTTCTTCGTGTTTGAAGGTGAGAGCCGTTAAGCCGGTGCCTCTATTTGTTCAGAACTTCGATCCTCAGCCCAATGTTTTTGCTGTTGAGAACGATAATTTCTTCACGCCCCCGCAAAAGGTCATTCTCTGCAATATACCGAACGCAATGCTTGTGTTCACAGGACAAATCACGGACCCCACGACCTGGGAAGCAGACTTTATTTCAGCTTTTGCCGCCGAGCTTGGATTGCGTCTTGCGCCTGTTCTCGCCAACATGGATGCAGCTAAGTTCGAGGCGGCGGATGCAGCGCAGGCAGAGGCGCGAGCTGATGCAGAGGAAGGATAGGCGATGAACTATCCAGCCGACATAGCTAACCAAGCCTTGGATGCGGCTGCTATTGATCGCACGATCGGGGACTTAGAAGAAGGAACACGCGCCGCACAAGTCCTGCTGCGCGCCTATGGCCAGAACCTGCGCCAGCTTCTTCGAGCTTCGCATTGGAATTTTGCGCGCCGGCAGTCTCCGCTTGTTCTCCTGGCGGATGCGACAGGACAAACCCCTGGCGTCGGTAATCAAGTTCCTATGGGGCAGTTCATCTATGAATACGCCTATCCTGGGGACTGTGCGAAGGTCCGTTTCATCCCATGGCAGCCGTTTCAAAATCCGGGCTCGCCTCCGGGAAATATCGCCATTCCGAACACGCCGCTGACGACCGCGACGCCGCTTGTTGTCGGACAGCGTCTTATCCCGGCAAAATATCTCATCACGAATGACCCAAACTATCCTCCTGAGCAAGGGCAATCATTCTGGGAGGTGCAGGGCGTCAGTCCGCAAGGTCGAACGGTGATCCTGTGCAATGTCAAACATGCGCAGTGCATCTATACGACGATCGTTCTGTATCCATCAGTTTGGGACCCGCTGTTTCGTGCGGCGATGGTTGCTCTTCTGGCGAGCGAGGTTTCATTGCCTCTTGCAAAAGACAAAAAGTTTGGCCTCCAAATGCGCAAAGAAAATATGGAAATCGCAAAGGCAAAAATCCGTGAGGCGCGTGTAGCTGACGGGAATGAAAGCGTTGCGAGTTCGGATATTTCTACTGACTGGATGAGGACGAGGAGAACGGGAGGCTGGGGAACCCATCACGGTGGGCATGGGGATTGGGGCGGCGGTGGTTATGGATATGGCCAGTTTGAATCCATGATGCTGGCTGACGGCTCGACGTTCTAACCTATGTCAACTCCTGTCCTAGCACCCAGCGCATTCACGACGGGCGAGGTAGCGCCGGCCCTGTTCGGCAACGTTCAACTAGCCCGTATGCACTCTGCTGCCTCGACGATGCGGAATTTTTTTGCCGCATATCAAGGTGGAGCGTATTCGAGGGCAGGAACGGCGTTCGTTGGTTTCTCAAGACAGACCGGACGATCATTCCCGCCGCGGATGATCACGTTTCAGTTCTCAATCAATCAGGGTTTGGCGCTCGAATTTGGCAACAACTATATGCGGGTTGTGTTCGATGACGCTTACGTCACCGAACCGGCTGCTTCGATCACAGGTATAACCCAGGCTTCTCCGGGCGTCATCTCGTTCAATGATTCCAGCGCGACGGCGGCAACCTACAATTCAGGAACAACAAGTTCGTACAACGGAGGTGATACGGTTACCTTGGCGGGTGGCGTGTTCACATCTCCTGCGATCCTGAAAATCAATACCACTACGTTGGTTTCAATTGCGTTGAATGGCATTTCATTCGGCGGATATGCCGGTGGTGATATTATCACTCTCGGTGGTGGAACATTTTCCACGCCAGCCTCAGTCAAGGTTTTCACGACACAGGTAGTATCTATTGGCATTGCCAATGGCGGTTCGGGGGGGGGGTGCCGGGATAAGACGCTGTCCGACAACAAGCGGCGTCGCGGTCGTCAGCGGCG